AATAAATTACAAAAAAAATTAAAAAAAAAATTAGAAAAAGAATATGAAAAAGATTATAAAAAAAAAGATATAAAAGCAATTATTAAAAGTATGAAAGAAATACGAAATAGTTTATTCAATGGTAAAAAAACGATTCTTAAAGATAGTTTTTATACAGAACTTAAAAATATTAAAAAATTAAAAAAAAGAGGTGCAATATCAGGTTGTGTATTATTTACAATGTAAAATTATACTTAAACTATATATTAAATTTATCACCTAAAAATAATTTCATTAATGAATTATTTATTAAATTATCTGGAACGGGAATCTTAAATTCAAATATATTTTTTTTTTCATATAGTTTTTCAGTATTAATATAACTAAATATTTTAAATAATATAGTAACAATTATTCCAAAAATTAATACATAATAATTTGGATCTTTCAATAAATTTAATATATATGTAATTATATTTTCTATTGTATAATCATTATTTATAGAATCGTTTATGGACACATTATTTAAATTATTTAATATTTTAATATAATTATAATAAATATTTTTGGATATATCTTCCTTTATTAATGAATGAATATATTTTAAATTTTCTAATGAATAAATATTCGGATCTTCAACTATATTTTCAGAATACCATTTAATATAATCATTTAATAATGTTAAGTTAACATGATGAAAAACATTATATTTTTTATATTCAAATATAAATAATAAAAAATCAATGGAATCTTTATTCCATAATTTAAAGTCTTTTTTAATTAATTCATCATTTATTTTCTTTTCAATATATTCTTCCATACTTAATTTTAATTATTTAAAAAAATTATATTATAAACGCATATTTAAAATTATTTTATAAAAAAGTATTTACATCTTAAATTAAAATACATATTTATTTTGTATTATAGTAAATCCATTTTAAATTTGAATATATTAAATTAAGATAAAAGTACACTTCGTAAATCTTTTTTTCTCCTCTAGTTATATCATTACCCTTATTTATAGAAAAAGTTAAAATATTTATTTAAAATATTTTTCCCCTAAAAAAGGTTTTTTAAATTTGTCTGTAAACATTCTTTAAGAGTGTTATAAAACAGATAGACTAGTTTTTTAAAAATTTACCACATTTATTTTACACTCATGAAGATTTTCTTTTCAACAAGTCGTAAATCTATTATGTTATAATCAAATTTTCATTTCTCGTTTGTAGATTTTTGTTTTTCAATTATTTCTTTTATAAAAATAAATTTATAATTTTTATATAGTAGAATTATAAATTACAATTTGTTATAAAGTTTATTCTTTCTTGTCCAATATAATACACATTGTTTTTAAATAATTATATATATATCTATATATCTATATATCTATATATCTATATATCTATATATCTATATATCTATATATCTATATATCTATATATCTATATATTTATAGATAATTCTTTTATTTTATTATCAAACATCTAATATTTTAGAAATAAATTGATAAAATTAATTTTTATGTATTATATTTAAAAGTAAATTTTAAATATAATATAAAAACATATATATGAAAAACAAATGTACAATTTGTCCAAATCAAATAAATTCAAATAATAATATTTGCTCTGCAATGTGTAGATGTTTATTTCATTTCACTTGTTTTATTCAACAATGCATAGACTTTCGTTGTCCAACGTGTAATTGTCATTTAATTCCACGATTTTTAAGCCCTTGTATAAAAGGATATGATCCAAATAATGAAGATCATCGTTATCTTTTACAACAAGCATATGCATCGGGTTATATGGATAACGGACAAGTTACAACTAGTGAATTTTTTTCTATGAAACAAAAATAAAAATTGAAAAATAATAGTTTATATTTTAACTTTATAATAATATAAACTATTATTTTTAATGAATACAAGTTTATATATTGCTTATTTATATAATTTTATTGATAGTAAAGAATCTTATATAGATCCTAATAATATTTTTATATTTAATGTAAATCAATGTCCTAAAATCATACCAAATTATATTACTCATCTTATATTCGAAGATAATTTTAACCAAGTATTAAAAGAAGGAATAATACCAAATAGTGTCACTCATCTTACTTTTGGACGTCATTTTAATCAACAATTAAAAAAAGGAATTATACCAAATAGTGTCACTCATCTTACTTTTGGATTAGATTTTAATCAACGTTTAAAAAAAGGAGTTATACCGAATAGTATTACACATCTTATTTTTGGAAATAATTTTTATCAAGAATTAAAAGAAGATTTTATACCAAATTCTGTAACTCATCTTTCTATAAATAGGATTAAAGAATTACAAAAAGGAATCATACCAAACTCTGTAACTCATCTTATATTTGATAAAATGTTTAACCAAATTTTAAAAGAAGGAGACATACCTAATTCTGTTACTCATCTTACCTTAGGAAAAATTTTTAATCAACCATTAAAAAAAAAAGATATACCAGATTCTGTAACCCATCTTACTTTTGGTCATGATTTTAATCAAACTCTAAAAGAGGGTGATATACCAAATTCAGTTACTCATCTTATTTTTGGAGATAAATTTAATCAAATCCTAAAAGAAGGAGATGTGCCAAATTCAGTTACACATCTTATTTTCGGACATAATTTTAATCAAGTTTTGAAAAAAGGTATAATACCTAATTCAGTTACTCATCTTATATTTGGAAGTTGTTTTAATCAAATTCTAAAAGAAGAGGATATACCAAATTCCATTACTCATCTTACATTTGGATTTTATTTTAATCAAAAATTAAAAGAAGGATCTATTCCTAAATATGTTACGAATCTTATATTTGGATATAATTTTGATCAAATAATAGATTATTATATATCAAATAATTTAATTGAATTAATATTGTATAAAGATTATACTATTTCTAAACTTAAATTAAATAAAGATATTTTGATTGGTTATTATTCGGGTTGTTTTCATTATGAAATAACATATAATAAATATAATATTAAAATGACATATGATGAAAAAGAAATATTTGACACTTATATATCAAATATAGATATCAATCAATTAAAAGGACGATTAATTATGAAAGAATTAGTTGAAAAAGTTTTTAATCCTGTGCGAATATCTCAATTATGTAATAAATATAATATTGGATTTATGGATTTAATAGATATTTATTCTTAATCTATATTTGAATTTTTGGAACATAATATATAAAACGTTTTTGACTTCCTTCGTATAATTCTTTTTTTATAACTTTATTTCCATACATATCTTTTTCTTGATTATAAACAAGAAACATTCTATTACTTGGTAATTTACCTTCATAATCATCCCATGTTAAAACCTTACAATTTTTAAAAATTATTTTAAGTTCTTTCTCTTTTAAATCGCTTACTTTTCTAAAAGGATTTATTTTAGATAAATATAAAATATCTGCTCTTAAATAATTACCTATTCCTGATATAATTTTTTGATTCATTAATACTATTCCAATCGCCTTATTTAGATTTATATTTTTAGTAATTTGTTTTTTAAATAATTCAAAATCTGTATTTTCTTCCATAATATCTGGACCAATTTGATTTAATTTTTTTTCTAATTCCATTTGATCATTAATAACTTTTAATGATCCAAATGATAATATATCATAATAAAATAATGTTCCTTTTTTTGTTACAAATTCAACATTAAGATGATTTAATGCATTTTTAATATAACTTAAAGAAGATACATTACTACTTCCTAAATAATTACTCCATTCTTGTTCTGTTCTTGAAAAACTGTATTTATTAGAATTATTTTTTAAATAGCACCATCCACCATTAAGTCCCAATGTACTAAATATATAAAAATTTTTCTCAAACACCATATATAAAAATTTCCCTTTCGTTTTAACATCTAATAATTTTAACGGTAGCATATTTATAATATCATTATATTTGTCAAAAGGTCCATGCTTTTTATATCTACCATTTAATATATTGATCATTATAATTTTTTCATTTTGCATATTTTCTTTTATAAAATCACGATATTTACGAATTTCATTAATTTCGGGCATATTATATAATAAGTTGATATAAAGTTTTTTTATTTATATTAAATATATGTATAATTTTTCAAATTTTCCAGATTCCATAAGTAAAAATATTCAACAGGTAAATACAGATTATGATCCATTAATTATAAAACCACCGGATAGAAATAAAACACATGGAACTATTACCCGTCATTTAGTAATAGATAGTAGAGATAGAGATTATTTATTATATCCAAATTCAAATAAATATAGAATTGAAGTTCCACAAGAATGGAAAGATATTACATCACTTGAATTATCACTAGCACAAATACCAAATACATTTTATAATATTACAGAAGCAAATAATACATTTTATATTAGTGATTCGCCAAATAATATAGTTTCTGTTAATATTCCGGAAGGTCAATATAATAATCAATCTTTAATAGATACATTAAATGGAAAATATGGAGATTTATTTATAAATTTTGAATCCAAACTCAATTTTATAAGAAATCCAATCAATTTAAAATTAAGAATACAGAGTAATAGAGCAAATAATCAAGAATTTGTTTATAATTTAAATTATGTATTAAATGATACATGTATGCCATGTAAATTAAATAGTATAGATAAAACAATCGGATTTATAAATAAACAATATGAATCCACTATGATAGACTTATCTTATATTAATGTATTACCATATAATATTACAAATATAAGTGCAACAAGTAATCAAGATTATAATTTATACAAATTAGTTGCACAAAAAATTTATAATGGTATAGAAGTTGATTTTACAAGTATATTTTATATTGATGATTATTTTATTCTTGAGGATCCAATAACAAATGATAAATTTTATTGTCAAATTTATGAAATTAAAAATGATAATACGATTGTATTTGAAGAAATGAATAATATGGATCCAACAGGTATATCTGGTAATATATTTAAAAATATATCAATATTATATAGTCCAAATATATATCAAATTGAGAATAAACCATATGTAATATTAAATGTAAAAGGTGCAAATATACTAAATTCAATTGGCGCTGCAAATAACTGTTATACTATTATACCATTATTAAATTTAGAAAATACTATTATTAATCAATCAACTATTCCAGTTCATAGTGTCATTAAATATTTTAATCCTCCACAAGGTAAATTATTATGGGTAGATATAGAATTTTTAAATTATGACGGAACTTTATTTGATTTTAGAGGTCAAGAAAATATGCTTGTATTTATTGTAAGTATGTTAAATCAACCCGGTAAATATAATAATTATATAGATACAAATTAAAATAAAAATTGAAAAATAATTTATATAAAATAATTTTTATCTAAAATAATTATAAATTTTGTCTATGCTACGATGTCTGATGGTGTAAAAAACAATATAGGTTATATACATTTTCATACAAAAGAATTATGTAATGAAGTAATGAATTATATTTTATCTATATCTAAAATTATAGATATAAAGATAATAAATGACACATGTTGTGGAGGAAAAGGATTAAGATATTTTGTTAATCATAAATTTATTCTAAAATATATAATTCAAAAACATGAAATAAATAAAAGTATTTTTCATGATACAATTATAGATAAATGTAATATTTGTTATGATATTAAAGAATTGATACGAACATGTATTATTAAAAATTGTAATAATCATTTATGTTTAGAATGTTTTGAAACATATAAGGATAATATATTAAAAAAAGATAATTTGTTATCATGTCCATTTTGTAGAACTATTCTTCAATCAAATGATATTTGTCCATTTAGATTTTTGATGAAAGAGTTAAAATAAATATATTTTTCATTAATAAACTATATAAAGATTCGTTATTATTACTCC